TGCCGGCAACGCAGTTTGAGCCGGAGGAATACGGGCCTGCCTTGTGCAGAGGCACCTTCTACCTTCAAGATGACGAAGTGATCCCCACAGACGATGTCGAACTCAGCGAATTCGTCGCAGACCGCGTCCTCTACTGGCAGGTCATCGACACGTCAGATTACTGAGTCCTTGGCCCGCTTCATCCGCAACGAGAACGACTACGACGACTGGGATTACGGGACTGAGCCGATTCCACACGACACTTCTTGGGTTCCGCCGGGCAGCGTGCTGCATCTGTATGCTCACCTGCTCCAGCGCTTCCAAGAGGAGGAAACCGTCAACATGGCCCGCCTTGCGGCCTTGGCAGTCACCGAGATTCTCACTCTCCCACCTGAGACTCTTTTGAGACTCTCCAAAACTTTCGTCCCCTAGTACACTAACCACGTTTTCAATCTGACTATGCTCACTCTTCTCTCATCCAAAGACAGCGCTCAGCTCCAGTCGTATCTGACCGAGATCGGCACCGCACTGGAGAACCTGACCCAGATCCTGGAGCACGCGCAGACCGTTGCGGTCGAGGTCGACGCTCCAGTCCGTCAGAAAGTTGTGCGAGTTTCTGACACTCCGAAGTCTCAGCGTAAGACTCGTAAGTCTCGCCCTGGGAAGCGAGGGGTGTCGGTGCTGAACGAGCGCAAGGTGGCCGAAATCAAGCGCCAGCTGCAGGCTGGTGGGAAGTCGGTGGCCAAGATTGCGGCTGAGTTTGGCGTTCACGTCACCACGATCAACTGCATAAAGTGGGGTAAGACTTGGAAGGAGGTGCAGCCCGCTGCGTCCAAGCCTCTGGAGGTCGTGGAGATCATCAAGTGATTCTGTGCGACACAGAAATCCGGGCTCTCTGTGAAGAGGGCCTTGTTTCTCCTTACGATCCAGTCCTGGTGAATCCGGCGAGTCTCGATGTGAGACTCGGTCTGGAGTTGATGGTGGAGGTTGAGGAATACTCCGATCTCATTCCCATCGACATTGCGGGTCACACGCAAGCGAACCCGTTCTGGCTACGGCCGGGTGAGTTTGTGCTGGGGTGCACGCTCGAAACGTTTTTCTTGCCTAGTGATGTTGCGGCGCAGTTTGCGCTGAAGTCGACACGCGCCAGGCAAGGGATCGAGCACTTGATGGCCGGGTACTGCGATCCGGGCTGGAGCGGCTCCAAGCTCACGCTGGAACTGCAAAACGCCCGTAAGTTGCACCCGGTCGCGCTGTGGCCGGAGATGAAGATTGGACAGCTGGTGTTTCACCGCATGTCGAGTGTTCCAGCCAGGGATTATTCCGTTACAGGACACTACAACAATGACCTATCTGTTCAGCGTGCCAAGTATGTCTGATCCAGTTAACCAACCTGCTCATTACCAGCAAGGCGAGATCGAGTGCATTGAGGCTATGCAGTCAGCTTTGACGACAGAGGAATTCCGTGGGTACTGCAAAGGTAATGCATTCAAATATGTTTGGCGTGAAAGGCACAAAGGTGGGACTCAATCGCTTGAAAAAGCCAACTGGTACTTAAAGTATATTGTTGCTGTTGATGAGACCCATGGAAACGTATAAGTTTGAGCTAATCCATGCTGATAATGCACAGCAAATCACGCATGTTGTTAGCAGTAAGTTTAAGGCACTGCTACTTTCAAGTGTCGTTGATAGCTTTGTAGAGTTTGCGGTTGAGTGTGGGTTTGATAAAAAAGCCGTGCTTAACGTGCTCCAGGCACGTATAGATGAAGAGGCCGCTGTATGACTTCATGGACTGGGAGTGGTTTGCGCTACTTGCAGTTGTTTACTGCTTGGTCTGCGCTCTTGTTATTTGTCTAGGTAAGTTTTTACTGCCATGACTCCTTACAAGTGCTACAAAATTCAAATGCAGGTGACCACGACTGAGTTGCTGGCGCCTAGCATTGCCTCTGCCATCCTGGCGGCACAGGAGTTGTATCCGGGCCAGGAAATTCTCAGTGTTCTTTTACAACCCGAATGGGAGGATTGCGATGACTAGCCCTCTGTGGAAACAGATGGAAATGCAGCTGGAGCGCCAGGGACAAGAGTGGCCGCCGAAGGTAGCGCGGGTGCTACGTGTGTTGGCGAACCAGGAAAAGATCACGTCCGAGCAGCGCGAGTGGCTGTTGCGTGAGGCTGTGGATGCTGAACTTGCGGGGTAATGGCGTTCAAAAAACAGCTTTTACCTACATGCCCGGCATGTAAAGAACCTCGTTTGCGCGTGATCGAAACTGAAGCTACTGGTGCATCCGTTCGCAGGCGTAAAAAATGCGATGCGTGTGGACATCGTGTGACTACGCACGAGATTTCTGAGGAGGCGTTTAATGCCTCGAAACAGAATGCCGCCGTACTCAACAAAATCTACGCAGCCTTAAATAAGGATGCTCCAGTGATGGACGTTATTAAATGTTTCGACTGTAAGTTTAATAACGGCGATCACTGTTCACTTGATTTACCTGAGTTTGGTACTGATGAGGCTTACGACTGTAATTTGTTCTCGCCCAGTCCCTGATGGAATCGAACGACAAAGCGAAACGGGTTCGCTACAAAACCGTGAATATCCGCGTCACGGATGAAGAGGTTGCCATGGCGCGGAAGCTCGGGAACGGTAATGCGTCCCACGGCTACAGGTTGGCAGTGCGGTACGCGGAAAAGCGTTCCATGCGGCCCATCCCGCTCAGCACGCTGCTACGTGCGGCGGCTGAAATGGCTGCCGACCTTGAAGGCAGTGCACACATTGGCGCTCCAGCAAAATGAACTGCAGTGCATGTGGAGCAAGTCAGGTCAGACTTGTCAGCTCCAGGCTCAATGCTGCCGGTGATCGGCTTAAGCGGTTCGAGTGCAGGGTCTGCCTGCACCGCTGGGGGTCTCGAAACGGGACTCTTGAGTCTCACTACGATCCGTGGAAGGAGATCGACTGGCGGGTTCCAGCTGGAGATGGGTGCCGAGACTGCGTGCACTACGCCAAGGGGTTTTGCTCGCTGGGGTTTCCGGAGGCTAAGGATCCTGCATTTGTTACAGAGTGTGAAGCCCGGTCGGTGCAGGGCGGTGTTCTTGTAGTACAGTAAGCAGGCACTAGACCCACAGGTCAGCACCTCATGTTCAGGTTCTGCGTTTTTGATAAACACAAGCAAGTGTTTATCGACCGAGAAATTCCAGTTGCGTCGTCTATGCAGCAGGCCCGACGTTTCGTCGGGCAGCTGCTGGCTCTTGGCATGTTGGAGTTACCAGCTAAAGCCGCCGGTTACCGGATTGTGGAGGTACCTAGCAATGACTGACTACAAAGCAATGCCCGAGCAGTGGGCACAGATTGAACGCAGCCAGGTGTTTAACGGTTCGTTCCAAGCCTGCGTCCTCGAACTGCGCACCAGGGTCGAGGCGTTGGAGGCCAACTCCAAGCCAACTCCTAATTCCTCCCAAATTGGGAGGTCGTTGGTGGAGCGGGTTACAAAGGTTGTTTTTCCGCGTGTTAGGCCTTATCGGCTTAAGTGTTTTGAGCCCGAAGCCCGAGCCGCGATTCGCGAGGTGGCGGCGTGGATCGAAGAAAACAAGCACGAGCATTGGAGCGCGGTTTCCAGGATGCTGCGTGCTGAGCTTGAGCAGGAGGCTAAGTGATGACTAAGTATCTTTTTGGGCTGGAGTATTTGCATACGCTCCAGAACGCTACGACGATTGCGTTTGACTGTGAGACGACGGGGCTCCAGCCGAAGTTTGGCGGGTTGCGGTTACTGCAGTTGGCGGCGCTGGATCGAGAGCCAGTCATCATTGATTGCTGGGATCTCAGTGATGACGACTGGGTCACAGTTGAGGAGTTTTTTGCGCAGAAGCGTTACTGGCTAGCGCACAATGCAGTGTTCGATCTTGGTTGGTTACAGGAGCACGAGATTTATCCCGAGGGGGATGTACTTTGTACCATGCTGGCTAGCCGCATCCTGACCAACGGGATGCCCAACGTGAAGCACGGGCTCCAGCACGTTGTGAAGCGTTATCTCAAGGAGGAGATCTCGAAGGAAGAGCAGAAGAGTGACTGGAGTGGGGAACTTACGGAGGAACAAATGTACTATGCCGCCAAGGATGTGGCGGTGTTGATTGAGTTGGATGGGCCGATTAACCAGCGGATGGCAGAGGCGAATCTGCACCATGCGTGGTTTCTGGAGTGCAAGGCGTTGCCGGCGATGGCGCAGCTTTGGCGAACCGGCCTGCCGTTTGATCGCAAGTCACTAGAAATGCTCCAGCAGGAGTTAGCGCTGGAGCATCAGGAGCGTGGGCGGGAGTTTTTACTGTCACTGGACGAAGCGTTGCCGGCCTCTAGCAAGCTACCGAGGGATCCCGATGGCAGCATCAATACGCGCTCCAAGGCCACTGGCACGGTTCGAGGTGGGGACAAGATGGAGGCTGGTTTTAACTTGAACAGCCCCAAGCAGTTGTTGGATGTCTTTACAAAGTTGCTGGGGCAGAAGCCGGTGGATGCGAACGGGAAGGCGAGTGCCAGTCGGCAAGCGTTGCGGGAATACGCTGGCGATCACCCAGTGGTGGCTGAGTATCTGGCGTGGAAGCGGGTGGAGAAGCGGCGGCAGATGGTGGAGTCGTTGTTGAAGCACCTACAGGCGGATGGGTTTATACGTGCCAGCTACATGCAGCTCGGGGCGGATACGGGGCGCATGTCGTGTATTAGTCCCAATCTCCAGCAAGTACCGAGAGATTCAAGATTTCGTGGGTGTGTGCAGGCACCTTCCGGGTGGAAACTGGTAGTTGCGGACTATGCACAGATGGAACTGCGGCTTGCGGCTGCAGAGGCTGAGGATGATTTGATGATCCAGGCGTTCCAGAAAGGCATGGACTTGCACACACTAACTGCGATGCAGATTTACGGAGTTGATGAACATGAAGTCACTAAAGAACAGCGCCAAGTTTCTAAGTCTGCAAACTTCGGTCTGTTGTATGGATCGGGAGCCAGAGGATTACGCAACTATGCAGCTGGAATGGGGATACAAATGGATCTTGATGAGGCGGCAGAAGTTAGAGAAAAGTTCCACGCAGCGTATAGAGGAATCAGCCGGTGGCAACGCCAAAATGCTCTCGCAGCTGATGCGGCTAAGAGCAATCCTGCCATCAGAATTCGTCGCTCGCAACTGCGGCGGTTTCTTCCGGGTGAGCACAACAAGCTGACGACACGCTGCAATACTCCGATCCAGGGGGCTGGTGCAGCTGTGTTAAAACGGACCCTCGGGAAGTTGTGGCCGCTTTTGCGGAAGGAAACTGAGGATGTTGTAAAACTGGCTGGCGTGGTGCATGACGAAGTGATTCTTCTCGTGCGGCAGGATCAGGCGGATAAGTGGGCGCTCCAGCTGGCAAAAGTTATGGAAGAGGCCGAGGCAGAATGGTTGGGTGTTGTGCCAGCGCTGGCGGAAGCGCATGTAGGCGACTCGTGGCTGGAGGCGAAGTGATGGACGGGCACTGCACTTGGTACTTTGCGTGGATTCGGGATAAGGCCGGGTTGATAAGAGAGGTTCCGGTGCAAGCGGAGAATACGTTTATGGCGCAGAAAGCCGCGCTGGCGTTACATCCCAGTGGGCGTGTCGTCAGAATTGCGTTGGCGCCGCCGGACTGGGATGGGGAAGACAGGTAGAGAGCTTGTGATGGAGCGGCTGTACGCTGCGATCCGCCGATCCACAACGGCGGATATTCAGCGTGCAGCCATGTTTCTGGAGTGGGCGTACGAGGTGAGGAAAGGGTGCGCCAAGCAGAGGGCGGGGGCGCGGAAAGCCCAGGCGTATGCGTGGCGGAAACAGGTGGATGCTCCAGCTCGCTGGTAAGGCGGTGCTATTGTGTAGCAGAGTAGACCAAATTTAGGATGCCTCTGCGTCACGGCCAGAAGTGGTACTGCCAGTTGTTGCTGGATACCCACAGGTACGCGCTGGTGGAGAAGCTGGCGGAGAAGGAAGGCAAGCGTCCCACGGCACTGTTGAGGGACATGGTGTACGCGGCATTGGAGAAGGCGCTGCCAACGTCGGAGTACAAGGCGGCGGAAGCGGCGGATCAGGCTGCGTGGGCCGAGTCCATAAAACGACGAGTGGAAGGCAGGCAGCGTTCCAAGCAAGAAGGAACCTCAGACGCATGAGACTTAGTTGTTTTTCGTAATAAGTCTGGTGCGCTGAGGCAAGGTGGGCTACTGTTACACAGCCACGAGGTTTTTACGTGACGCGGTATCTCATTATTTGCGGCGACAAGTTTGTCGCGGCGGCGCAGCCGGACACTAAACGAATTCTGCTGACGGACCAGCGCGATGATGCTGGGTCGTGGGCGACGTACGAGCGCACCATCAAGGCGGCCAGGTTTGTGCAGGAGACGACCGGTATTGCTGTGTTTATTCAGCGTGTAAAGGAGCCGGAGTATCCTCAGTCTTGGACTAAATCACAGAAGAAAAGCGATGTGGTTTGAGCTGGAGATACGCAAGCCCGAGCGGCCGCCGATTCGCGACATTTTCCAAGGGCAGACCTTGGAGTGGGCGCTGTTCCAGGCGCACAAGAAATATCCTGGGGCGATCGTGTTTGTGCCGGATCAGCCGCCGAAGCCGAACTTGAGTCGGTCGTCGGATGGGCCGAAGAAAGCGCTCCAGCGCAAGCACGCTTTGGCTCAGCAGGAATCGCGGTCGTAGCCGCAGAGTTCAGCGAGGTTGTTGCTGGCCTCGCGGATGGCCCAGTCAGTTTTTATGCGCTCGATGCCGTACAGCTGGTTTAGCAGCAGTGCGGCTTTGAGTAGTTCGTCGTAGTTTCGTGCTTCGTGCAGTGTGCGGAGGTATTGATCGCGGGCATGTTGGCTTAACTGGTGCTCTAAGCGTGGCTCAAGAGGGTTGGCGTTCATGTCAGGCGGGGCGGATGCGAAGGAACCAGCCCGAGTCAGGGCCGTCGATGAGCCAGCGGGGGAGCCAGTTCTTCTTGGAGTATGCGACGCCTGCGCCGCCTTTGTTGCTTACGTAGCCACCATTCACAAGATCCGCTTCGCCGTTGGGGTCGTTGTGGATGAAGTGGGTGGGGGTAAAACCAATGGCCACGCTCCAGTGACCAGTGCCGCTCGGAGAAGAAACTGGACCGCGGTGTAACCAGCCGACTGGGGTGGGGCGGCCTTCCTTGATTTGTTCCTCCAGGTCTGCAGCGGTTGCATCTTGGATGAAGTCAGCTTTGAGTCCCAGCTCGCGGAGGGTTGCGATTTGGGCGTGGACGCTGGTGCTGTCTCCGTGTTTGCGGCGGAGGACGTTGTAGGCGTCGTCGTTTCCGATCTTGCCCCAGTAGCGGGCAACCATCGCGCAGCTGGAGCTAAAGCACTCTCGGTATCCTTGGCCGGATTTGTTGTCCAGCTGATACTCGTACGGAACCTTTAAGGAGTACGAGCCGGGGGATTCTGTGGCTGCGGGGATCTTTTGATTCATGACGCGGATTAGTTTTTCCGCGTATTTAGGGTCGGTGGCGTATCCCTGGGCTTGAAGTTGGCGGGCAGCGTCGTCTCGTGTTTCGGCGTTGTTGACGCCTTTGTAGGTTTTGTAATCCTTGTACCAGCGATCTACTAGGTAGGTTACGCAGGTCTGTATGTCGGGGAAGTTGATGAAGGAGTCACTTACTGTGATCCATTGCCCGTTGATAAATTCTTGGGTGGTTGTGGATGTTCCAGAGCCTTTGAGGCCGAAGAAGTTGTTGCGGCCTGATGTTGCTTTGCCGCCGTTGGATTCCAGTTGCCATTGGGCGGCAACTAGTTCTGGGTATTTAGCGCCGGCGATGCGGGCAGCTTTGAGGATGCCGTTCCAGTCGTTGGTGACTTCGAGGATTTTGCCGCTCTGGCTCCAGGTTTTGAACCAGGCTTGGTTGCGGCCGAGGATGTGGGGGTTGGCCTTGTTGATGGCCTCTTCGAGTTCCTGCAGCGCTGCAGTTTGGTGCGGGAGCTGTCGGTAGAAGCGACATAGATCCAGCAGGCGGATGGAGTTGGGCTTAGTCACGGCGCCAGGGGGCATGGATGGACATTGGGCCGCCGAGCTTTTGTGATTCTCCAGTCTGCAGCTCGGGATCTACAGGTTCTTCACGAAAGGTGGGCGATGCAGTATTTGCTGGCTGAGTGTTGTGCCATTTGCGGACCTCCTCGTCGATCTTCGCGGGTAGCGTTTTCTCGAACCACCATCGGCGGATGACACGTTCGATGTCCCGCTCCAGCGAAGATTGGCCGAAGCGGATCAGCGCTTTTTTGCCTTGAGCAGATTCAGGATTTGGAAAGCCAGCTGGATAATGCTGTTGCTCTTGAGCGGGGACAGCGCGATCAGCTCGGATGCGGCTGCAACCACAATCCAGAAGGCTGGGTGACTGAGGAAGTCCATAAGGAGTAAGACTTTTCTGTGTAAGTGTAGCGCTGGGAGAAAGGGTTTCAACTTTTTGCTGTTCCAGTCGCTACCGTTTACGTAGCTGCTGCGCGATGTGGATTACATCGACGAAGAGCATGGCTTTTTAAGAAAACGTGAAGCCAAAGCTCGATTTCGCGAGCAGATTCTTAAAGGATGGGACTACAAATGCGCTTATTGTCGAGAACCGTTGGGTAAGTCAGGCACACTGGATCACATTCGCCCGAAGAGCAAGGGCGGTGAAACTAAAGTGGCCAACTTGGTTGCGTGCTGTCTCTCGTGCAATACGAGGAAAAGTTCCAGTGAGTGGGCGGAGTGGTTTCGGTTGCAGGAGTTTTGGGAGCCGCATCTGGAGGATGCGATCCAGTGGTGGATGAGTCAGTGAGGTTGGCGGTGTGGTGGGAGCCAGCCCATTGACTCGGCGTACATCATGACCATCCAGTGATCTTCAGCATATCTACAGGTTCCGCTGGTGCAGACGCGGTAGTAGGTGTGGCCGTCGTCGTATTGGAGTTGTTCGATGGTGAAGCCTTGGCCTATTTCTTCGGTGAAGAGGATGGTTCCCATGTCAGGGACGGGCTTCGATTTTGGTGACGCGCTGTTCCACGCGGTTTAGGCGGGAGAAGAATTCTTTGCGGTCGTCCTTGATGTCGTTGTGGAGGACTTCGAGTTGGGTGGCGATATGTTCCACGGCGGAGGTTAAGCGGATGACGGCGTCGCGGGCTTCGTCGTTGCGCTTGGAAAAGCCCATTGCGCCCATGGCGGCAACGGAGATTGATGCGCCAGCTACGGCGGCGATGACTTCGATCATGGCAGCGGTAGCTACTGGATCAGTGTAGCTATCCTTTGCCTTGGCCTCTTAGTTTTTTGCGGCCGTGGTTGGGAAGGCTGCGCTGGCCTTGACCTTGGCGTGTCTTTTTTGGTGGACTTGGTTGGTGATCGACACGCCCAAGGTTGGTTTTGGACTTAGTTGCCATCAGAATCCGGTTGAGATGCTATTGCCAGTAAACTCCAGCCCAGTATTAGAACCAGGCTGAGGAGGAGTAGGGGTGTCACCGGGCCAAGAAGAGTAGGCAGCGCTCGTAACGTAAGCGGCCAGATCGGCGGTGTCAGTGGTTTGTTTGATGGCCGTGACCTTGGTGCCAGTGGCTAGACGGATGGATTCGCGCCAGGCTTTTGTGTCGGCATCGGCGGGTTTGCCGTTATCGGCTTCGCGGATGATGATCCAGTCGGTTGGGGCCAGCAGCGTGTTGGCGGTGGTCCGGGTTTGCGCGGTCCACTGCTCGACCAGTTGGGTGTGGTCTTTGGGGATGAGTTTGCCCTCGGAGTCGTAGCCCCAGTAGAAGCGTTGGTCGTACGGTTGGGGGTCCGGGACTTCGATGATGCCGATGGCGGCGCGTTCCTCGGGGCTGCTCAGGCGGAGCCAGTTGGCGGGGTACTGGACACCGCCGTGGGTGAAGGCCACGTCTGGGCTCAGTGGCTTGCCTTCGAGGAGGAACATGGCTAACAGATCCGTTGTTGCAGTCTAGATCCGGGGCGCCACAAGAGGAAGCGACTACGAGGGTCGCCACCAAAGTCCTAGCCAACTCCTAACTTTCTCCAAATTTGGAGGTGTTAGTTGGAATGCCTACGAGCCCCGGATTAGTGACCCCCAGGTTTGAGCATCGTGGAGAGGCTTAGGGGGTATTGGCTTCAGCGTATCAGGCTTGTTCACTTGTGGGTTTAGCGGGCGCGGGCGTAATTGAAGGGCGATTCGGCCAGAGCGAAGTAGATGTAAACGTTGCCGTTTGAGTTTGTGGAAGTGTAATTGGCTCTTAGCTTGAATCCGTTAGATAATATGTCTATCATATCTGTAACGACACCAGTTGCGCTCTCTTGGTCAGCCACATTGGGGAAAAGGTATGGACCCACTCCATTAGTTGTTCCCCTTGCTGTGTCAACCAGTATCCATGACAACGTTGAACTTGTATTTTTAATCAGTATCCACCTCGGCCTAAACCCGGTATAAACAAAAGTCCCATCCGAGCTGCCGTTGCCGACATATGAACCCATAGAACTGTACCCGACTACTGGGGCCCAGGCATAACATATATGATTGCTGCCATTGCTATTTAGCGACGTACCGGCTCCCAAGGTGATAATCGTAGAAGTCGGTGAAGTTGAGTTAAATGCACTGGAGCTACCTGCAGCTGCAGTGGACTGGAGGAGAATGGACTGGGCGTTGCCCAGGGAAACGTGATATACCTGCCAATCACTGGAGACGCTTCTGTTCTTGAACAGCGCAAATGCTGGGGCGACGCCTAATCCATGGCCGATGCTTGCACCAGCGGAGCCCGTTCCAACATATGAAATAACCGAAAAACCTGCCGTTGTTGACGCTCTGACTTGCGCATTAGTGATGGAGCCTTGTGTGTTCGTGACGGTGGAGCTTCCGGCGTCCCAGCACCAGCCCACAAACGTCTGGCCTGACTGGTTCAGGATGTTGTTGTTGGGGGAGGTTGATCCCAGCGAGAAACCAGTCGAATCAAAACTGGTCAGGTTCGTGTAAATGCTCTGGGCACCCTCGGCGTCTGTCGCGTTGGAGTAAAGGCTTTTGGTGGGACCGGTGCCGCGCACCGTGTCATAGAGGACGTGGTAATAAGTGGCAGCACTTCTGGTCTTGCCCCACACCAGATCTGGGCTGAAACCGCCGGGAAGTGTGATTGATTGCGTGCCGCTGTTCCCAGTCCAAAGAGCAACGTCAAAAACCGTATTAGGCTTTGTGATTAGTGGGGCGGGTAGATTAGAAGAACACAGCGCTTTGAAGCCGCTGGGGGCCGTGTAGGCGAAGGGGCGTTGGCCGAAGTTAAATGTTCCGGCAAATGAGCCGCCCCCATTTCCTACTGCAAAGAAGTAGGTCTCATTTGCAGACAGTCCGGAATATGCGGTTCCTTGACTGGTTCCGTTTTTATAAAAAGCAAGTGTGCCGTTATCGGCGTCAAAAGCAATTCCTACAACGTCACCAGTTGTGTAGGAAGCTCCATACGATGAAGCACTGTTGTTGTTATACTTGTTTCCATTTGTTTGATAATACCCCCAGCTATTGGCGTTTCCTCCAACGTAAGTAGTCGCAATCGCTCCACTGTTTTGGAGGCCGACCATGTTATTTGCACCAGCGGTTGGCGTAAATTCGCAATACCACTTGCCAATTCGCATCCCGATTGTAGATATTGCGATTAGATCACTGTTTGATGATGTTGACCAATCGAGGTTTCCATTTGCAAGCGTGCAGTTTGCCTGCTTGCTGAGAGGGTTGAGTGTGGCA